TACAAGATCTATGTTTAAAAAAGTATTGAATGAAGAGTATCCGGATACTTTGTTTGAAGATCATGATGGAGAACTTGTTGAATCAATAAAAGATAAAAAAATAACAATAAACTAGGAGAAACAAATGGATATAAATAAATGGAAAAGTGTTGCAGTTAAAAAAGAAACTCACACAATGCTAACGGCCCTCTGCACTATGAAAGAAAGAAACCCGGCAAGGATGATTTCTAAATTAGTAAATGACTACGTAGAGTTTCAAGCAAAGAAAGCTAAGAAACCTATTGAGAAGTTTAAACAGGAACTGTTAAGCAAAAATGGTAATAAATAAAATAAATAAACTTAAACTCTTTCAAACAATTAATCTTATAAAGGCTAATCAACCGGGTATTTATTTTTTATTTGATAAGTATAAGAACTTAATCTACATCGGTGAAAGTAAATTTCCAATCTCTAGAGTACTTGATCATTATTCTAGAGCTTACGAAAATAGTAAAACTGCTAAAGGTATTGGTCCAGTGTTTGATTATTTTAGAATTATAAATTGTAAATCTGATGATTCAAGAATAAGACAACATTATGAGAAACGTTGGATCCGTAAATTTAAGTCTCCTTTAAATTATAATACAAAGTGCGAAACCTATGATTTAAATTGGAAGGAAATAAAAGGATTCATTTTAATATTTGATAACTTTTTTAAAAAAACTAAAAGTTGGTACAGATATTTAAATGATGAGGTTATGAGTAAGAGAAGTGTACATAGAGAAAAAGTAAGTAAACGAAGAAAAGAATATTATATAAAAACAGGGAAATAATATGATAGATAAAGAACGATTAGAGGGGTTACTAAATAACTCTCACAAGTGTTACGGCACAGAAAATTTAATTTTAGATTCAAAACTTGTTAAAGAGTTGAATGGAATTATTAAAAAATTAAACGATGAAGTAGATGTATTGGTTGCAAAAGTTGATGCGTTAACTAAACAAAAAGAATATTTACAATCTAAATTAAGAGAAAAAAATGTATTAAATAATGATTAATATAATTAAAAATTTTTTATCAGAAGAAGAATCCAATAATTATATAAATTTTCATAAAAACTTTTATGATGATACTAAATATAATTGTTTTTTACACAGGGGAACAAAAGTTCTTGATTGTATGGGTCTTGAAAATAAGCCATTGATTAAATTAATGTATTATAAATTATTGGATTTAGGTGAAAAAATAGATAAAAAATTAACAATTAATTATTTTCAAATTGTAGAATGGCCTATGAATGAAAGCCAAGATGAGCATCTTGATTTTCCACAACATCCATATACAAGTATAATATATTTAAATGATGATTTTGAAGGAGGTGAAACAATAGTAAAAAATCAAACTTACAAACCCATAAAAAATAGTTTAATAAGTTTTGAAGGAAATAAATTAAAACATAAAGTAACAAAAATAACAAAAGGTGTAAGATATACTATACCTTGTTGGTATAAATATAGAGAAAAAAGTATAGAACAATTAACTAAAACAACTGATGGAAGGGAACTGATATGACAGTTCAAACAGAAAATTTAATTAAAGAAATGGAAACGGAGAAGACAATTAAAATTGTCATAGAAAATGGAATAGTTGTAAAAGCAATAAATGTTCCAGAGAACTATAAAGTAGAAATAGAGGACGACACAAAAATATATGAGGAGGAAAATTAAAATGGATGATGAAAATAAAAAATATATAACGTGTTCAGGGTGTAAAGGAAATCACTATCAAGACTTATTTGGAGAAACTGTCCTTTGTATGAGATGTAAAGGTGAAGATAAGTTTGAGGAGGACGAAGATGACCAGAGCTAAAGATATGAGAGGTCAGCTAGATGAGGCTTTAGAGATCCTGGCACTCAAATTAGATCTAAAAGAATATACTAAAGTAACTTCCATCATGACAATGATGTTTGTAGGCCATACTTTTGAGATGACTCCCGATGGCTTCGAACTAATTAGTTTAATCACTAAAACTAGAAAAGCAGTTAAATCAAAAAAAATAAAAAAAATTATCCAAAAGGGTAGACAAGGTAACGTATTTAAGTTACATATTAAATAACCAAAGACTTTTGTCCTTTCTTGTCTTTGGCTTTTGTTAAAGTACATCAGCGGTGGTGTTTCTCCATACTTTGCTTAGGGCACCACCGTTGACTTTATTCCATAATACAACTAATTGTTGACATAAGTATTATATGAATATAGAGCTACATGAATCTAACCAACAAAGTCTTAAAATTATTAGGAATGAAACTAGCGGCAGATATGCTTGAAGAACCTGTTCCGCAGGAACAGAAGTTATTTAGGGCTATCTTAACTTTGGCCCTAGAAGACGTTTTAAGCAACTCTCAGGGGCGTCACGAGTCTGTTGTGAAGGCAGAGGCCCATGATTGGTTTGTGAACGATTCTGAGGACTATAGGAACGTTTGCTATATGGCAGGACTTGATTCGGATTGGGTAAGAGAGCGATATGTTAAAGCATTAGACAATGGGCAGGTAAAGTTTACCCTGAAGCAACATTTGCAGGTGAAGTATACTAGGTTATATGAAGATTTGAGAGCAGCAAAAGACACCGGCCACCGGAAACTCATTCAAAAAGAAATAGACAAATTAAGAAAGAAAATATTTAAACTGTAGTTTAGAATTATTCTAAGTTATAATTTAGAATTATTCTAAATTAGGTTTTGTGACATTATCTGACAAACTGTGACGAGCTCGTCACAAAAAAAGTCAATAAAACCAACAAAAACGTTTGTGCAAGTTCTATATAAGATTATTTTACCTTTTTTATTTTTTATTTACGCTCAAAATGTGTGACAAGCGTGACAAGAGTGTCAAAATAGACTATTATCATTGGTATACAACACTAATACTCTGTCACAAACACCTTAATTCTGTGACAAGACTGTGACAAGCGTGACAAGGAGTATCTTGTGGAAGGAATACCTTTTTGGATTTTAAAAAAAGAAAAGTGCTATAAATATCTTAGTAGGGACTTACAACTTGTATGATTTGAGGATATATTATTGATATGCCTAAGAAATCTAACCAACTGAAAACAGTTCACGAGCTAACTCCTAAACAAAGAAAGTTTGTGGATATACTTGTAGCCAATTGGGGAACAATGAAAAAATCAGCTGCCGCAAAAGAAGCGGGCTATTCCTCTAATACTAAATAGCGCAAGTCATAGTCCTCATGTTGTAAGATATTTGGAAAAGAAATTAGCTAAAGAAGAATCAAAATACGCAAACAAGTTACGATCATATAAACGATACGAAAGATTTGGAGACGGTGCTGCTGATAAAAATCAATTTGCTGCAGCCATCAATGCAGAATATAGGGCTGGACAATTAGCTGGCTTGTATGTAGATAAGAAAGAAGTAACCCACAATCTATTAGAAGGAATGAGTCGTGATCAACTTGAAAAAAGACTTACCGAACTCGAAGAAAAGATCGGTGAAGCGAAAAACATTATTGACGTTACGCCAGAAAAAGTTACTGGCTAGTGGGGATTTCTTTACAGTTTTTCATGAGGTACATAATCCTCATTTAAAAATGTTGAATACTAAAGTAGGGGAAGTTAGTATAACAACGAACGACAAAAGAACTTATGCTAATAAAAAAGATCATGGAACTGACATAACATTTGAAAATGAATTTAAGGTAAAAAAATGAAAAAAAATAAAATATATAAAAAAACTATTCCTTTGAATGTTAAGAAGCTTGGCAAACATATTGAGGATTATCCTTTTGTGGAAATAGAATGGCAGGATATCGAGGGGGACGCCGGCTGGAGTTCGACTAAACAATTGAAGATGGAGAAGTTGCCCATATGTGTTTCTAAAGGTTATCTTGTATCACAACAGAAGGGCGTCACTAGAATTTTCACTGACTACATCAAGACGAAAGACAAGGATACTTTTGAAGATATTGGTAACACAACCTTGATTCCAACATCAGTTATTCAGTCAATTAAAATACTTAATTAACAAAACTTGTATTGTTTAAATGGCTCTTAGAAAACGTGAATCAAAGCTATTTGATCGTATTAAAAAGAATATAAAAAACGTACATTTTACAAGGATAGAAAGCTCTACTGTTAATGGTATTCCAGACGTTCATGCATGTGCAGAAGGTAAGTCTTTTTGGATAGAACTTAAATCAAATACGTACAAGATTCCTAAGTTAGATAAATTTCAAATTGCTTGGATTTATAATTATCACAAACATGGTGGTACAGTATTTATTATGTACCAGACCCTCTTGCAGAGTGCCATAGAAACTTACAGAGTAAAAGGTGTCCTTCATAGTTCTACAATTCCGCAGTTAGACCTGGAGCTTGTGCATTCGACACCGGATCCCGTTCCCGTTTCTCGTTGGGACGAACTTCGATCGGTACTTCTCACTTAACACAGGGACCTACGGCCCAGGATGCTGGTGATCCACAGGTGTCCCGTGCCCGTTTCTCGTTTGCATTCATTTCCCGTTCCCGTTCTCGTTTACATTTACCTCTTACAGGGATGCCGATCCTACAGGTGCACGGCAGGGAGCTCAGATGCTGGTGCTGGATCAAGAAAATAATTAAATTAGGACTTGACAGATGTCCCATCATATCTTATATACATTAGTGAGGCCAAAACTTCTGGGGAATACCATTGAGGATTTGGTCTCTTGATTAGAGCATGTCAGGAGGTAGACTTTGGTCGTAAACTTCGGTGCTCCTAATCCCGTTTAAAAAAAGAAAGGAAAGAAATGTCGTACACAATTTACATACCACCCGTCATTCTCGTTGGATTATTATTCTTCTTCAACGTTATCTCATTCTAACATTCCCGTTTCCCGTTCACCTGCTGGTTAGCAGGTGGTCGGTGTTTTATGGATAGGTGCATGGAACCTGCTGGGGAGCTCTGTGCTGGATCATCATTTCCCGTTCTCGTTTGACTAAGACAACTTGGTCTTCGCCACTCTTTACAAGAAGGAGCTGGCGGATCAGAGATGCTGGTGCTGGTAATCACTCCTCGTTCTCGTTTAATTAGGAGAGGCTGACATCTGCCACCTTTCTTTACAAGACTGGGTCCACCTGCTGGTGAAAATAAATTTTATTTAGAGCTTGACATATGTGGGAAGCTGTCTTATATACATGGGAGTAGGTTGGTAACTACGTAATCAGTAATTAATCGGTGACCAGGGTCGTTTGCCTACACCGCGCTTTTTACGCCCTACTACGTAACAACAAACAAAAGGACAACATGACAAAAGAACAAGAGCTACCTGCTAAACAAAAAGAAACAGATAAACCTGAAGAGGGAAAAGTATATGCACTTACCGGTGCCAAGGGAACTGCATGCATCGCCAACGGAAATACGTGGAAAGAGTCGGAGGTAAAAGATGACAACAATTAATTCATGGTTACTGCAAGGACAGAAGGAAGAACAATTTTTAATATCAGACATTGCCAAGCATGGCTGCGCCGGTGGCATTGGGGGCCTGGTCTACTACAGCGAGACGGCCTCGTTTTACGATGAACATGAGGATGAGATTTGGACCATCCTATCAGATGCCGCGGACGCCGCTGGGATCGCTAACGGATTAATGTTGTACAACATTTGCAAACAGCCGACTTCGATGCGAGTACTGAAGAACGACCTCGTTTGGTTTGCCGTTCAGATTACTGCACAAGAACTGGTAGACAATCTTGAGGAAGAGCTCAGGGATCCCGTTAACCAGCAAGAGGTTCCTCGTTGTTAATTCTCGTTCTCGTTTTGCTGGGCGTCCTGATGCCTCGTTTTTTTATTCATGTAGGTGGGGTGCTGGCGATCCTGATCGCTCACCTGCTGGGTGCTGGAGGAGGCTTCGGTGGGTAAAAATAAATTTAAAATAACTGTTGACACCTATCCCACGTATGATAAGCATTGGATACATTAACAAAAACATAAGGAGCAAATTATGGGACTAGACATGTACGCATACCGAACTAAAGAGTTCGTAGATGACGACAACACACAAATCAAAGATGAAAAGGAATTGGCGTATTGGAGAAAACACAATCGCCTTCATGGTTGGTTTGAAGAACAATACTTTAAATATAACCCAAGTGCAGAAGCCACGTTTAACTGTAATAGGTTTTGGCTTTCTCGTGAAATACTTGATAAGTTAGAGGAGACCATTCGCACCGATCAACTCCCTGCCACGCAGGGCTTTTTCTTTGGTAATGATTCCTATGAGGAGGAGAAAGAGGCACTCGCAGAGCAGAAGGCTTACGATCTCGGCTTTGTGGAAAAAGCTAAAGACACTTTGAACAAAGGCGAACAAGTGTACTACACATGTTGGTGGTAATATGGCTGAACTTAACGAAGCACATTTCCACGTTCATAGTGCGAACAAAGATAAAAAATATCAAGGGGAGAAAATAGTGGGTTGGTTTCTTACTATTGAAAGAGCAGATGGCAGAGTTGAAAAGGTAGAAGAAAGGAAGATACCCAACTCCATTGCAAATCCCGTTGGCGAGTGGCTAACGTCAATTGAACATAAGTAATTAATACCTCGCACCCTACGGGGTGCGAACACACACATGAGAGGTCTTTGATTGAGTAGCTCCTGTTTAAAGTCCTCTCACCCATTTCTCGTTTCTCGTTTTAGTTCACCTTTCTTCTTGTTGTGTCAATAACAATAGGACTGACGGCGTGCAGATGCTTCAGCACATCACTCCAAATTCTCGTTTCTCGTTCTCGTTCACGTTTCTCGTTGCCGTTCTTTTAACAATAGGACTGACGGCACAGGTGCAAGAGCTACCTGCCAGACCAAAAAGTTTTCGTACTCTATAACTAGATTAGAATTATTCTAAACTAAACTTATCCACAAACACTCTTAAAAATAAATTTATTTTACCTATTGAAATTCTTAAAAAAATCTTTATCTTATCAAGATAAGATAAATTATTATCTTATAAATTAACAAACAATAAAGGACACAATGCCAAACGCAAAAAAAACAAAAGCTAATGCAGTGAGCAACGCAGATGTTAGAGTGCTTAAAGCATACATCAACCAAGCTTACTTGCTTAACAAGTATCAAACTTTAAAAACTGATACTAAAGAAATCGTTAAAGGTATCTTTGATAGACTTAAACAAAATGTCTATATCATTGATAACAGTTCGTATATTCAAAAGATTGAACGAACTCAACGAAGGTTTGATAGTAAATCATTTATTGAGCATGTTAAAAACAGTGGCGATTATAAATTGCAGTTGTTAGTTAATGGCTTTTATAAACAAATTGAAACGCTTGAGTTCAAGCCTTTCAATGATACATTAGAGAAGATAAAGAAAGGAAATACTAATGCCAAATAATAATGACAATAACTTACCATCAAAGTTATTTACTCAAATGTTGAGTGAAACATTAACTAATGATCTTGATGTGAATAGAGTTCACTCGCTACTTAAAGACGACAAGATGAAATCTTTGAACTATGAAATACTTTACAAGTTCTTAGAAAGTGCTGTTGAGGAATTCATTCTTATTAACAATGGCAATCCATTAGTTGATGATTTTAGAACTAGAGTGTTTGCTAAAATGGGAGATGTACTCAATCTCTTATATGGCAAGGGCATAGACGATAGAGACAAGAACTAATCAACGCCACGCCTAGCCCTTATGGGCTAGGCTACCCTACCCAAGTACCGATAGAGGTACCAAGCCAAATCCCAAACTCAAACCTACCCAAACAACCCCCCGACCACGTTAAACAACCCCAGCTTGTACGGGCGTTGCCCTTTACAACCTATTACATACATGTATAAACTATGAAATACTTATGTCGCACGAATTATTAACAACCGATCAATTACGGGATAGAGTAGAAAAAGTTTTCATTGAACATATTAAATTGTGCCAAGATAATTTTTTATATTTTGTTCAAACGGTTTGGCCAGATTTTATTTGTAGAAAAGAAAGGGACCCAAAAAAGTGGGGCCACCATCAACATATAGCGTATGAGTTAACAAAAATTTCAGATAAAAAAGGTGGAAGGCTCATTGTGAATATGCCACCACGTCATACAAAATCAGAGTTTGCATCTTATCTATTCCCAGCATGGATGATCGGTAAATACCCTAAGATGAAGATTATGCAGGTATCTCACAACGCTGAACTTTCTGGAAGGTTCGGTAGCAAGGTGCGTAATTTAATTGATAGCCAAGAGTACAAACAGATCTTTGGAGATGTTAAACTTCGAGAAGACTCAAAAGCAAAAGGCAGGTGGGAGACTAACCATGGTGGTGAGTACTTTGCAGCGGGTGTTGGCGGATCTATCACAGGTCGAGGGGCTGATTTGCTTATTATAGATGATCCTCATACAGAGCAGGATTCTTTATCTGACTCTGCTATGGAACGAACTTATGACTGGTATTCATCAGGACCCAGACAACGTCTTCAACCAGGAGGCTCAATCCTTCTTGTAATGACCCGTTGGGCTGAAGATGACTTAACCGGTAGGTTATTAAAAAATCAAACAGAATTAAAATCAGATCAGTGGAACCTAATTGAATTTCCTGCGATCTTAGAAAGTGGTAAACCTGTATGGCCTGAATATTGGTCACTAGAAGAATTAGAAAAAGTTAAAGCATCTGTTGCACCCAGAAACTGGAACGCACAATATATGCAGGACCCAGTTGCAGAAGAGGGAGCTATTCTTAAAAGAGAATGGTGGCAACCCTGGAAAGGAAACGTACCTGCTTTAAAACATATTATCCAAAGTTATGATACTGCATTTTCAAAAAAAGAATCTGCCGACTACAGTGCTATTACTACTTGGGGAGTTTTTGAACCCACTCCTGGAGAGAGTTGTGTAATTTTATTAGATGCAGAAAAAGGTCGTTGGGATTTTCCAGAACTAAAAGCAGTAGCTATGGAGGCATATAAATATTGGGAACCAGAATCTATTGTAGTTGAGGCTAAGGCTAGTGGTCAATCTTTAATTCAAGAACTTAGACGTGCAGGTATTCCTGTACTAGATTTTACTCCGACTAGAGGAAATGATAAGCATTCTAGAGTTAATGCAGTAGCCCCTATATTTGAATCAGGCAATGTCTATTATCCTCATGGCGAGAGATTTGCAGAGGAAGTTATTGAGGAATGTGCAGCCTTTCCTTATGGCCAACATGATGATTATGTCGACAGCACCACCCAAGCTATGTTAAGATACCGACAAGGTAATTTTGTATCAACGTATATGGATGAGCCAGAGCCCATGAGTATACCGGGCGAATATAAATATTATGCATAATAGGAGATTAAAATGGGAAAAAAATCACAACAAGCCGTAAGACCATATGATAGAGAAACAAAAACTAAATCAAGACCATATGATAGAGAAGATCTTAGTGTAAAAGATAATAAAAAAGATAATAAAAGAAAAGTTTATAAAAATCCTTTTGATGCAAGAAAAGCAGCAGCTGATGATGAAGATAGACAAAATTTAAAAGAGATTAGAGCAGTTGAAGCTAAAGGAATGACTCATGGTGGCGAAGCAGTTACTCAAGGAGCAGGATCTGCTATTAGAGGTACAAGCTTTAAAGGAGTATTCTAGTGGGTAAGAAAGCGTCAACTTTAGATTATAGAACTTTAAAAAGTGATAAAGAAGTAAGACCTTACGACCCTAAAAATAAAAAACAAAAGAAAATTACAGACGAACAAAATCCTGTTTCATTGTATAACGAACAAACAAAAGAATTAGTCTACACCGAAGCAAGAGGTGGTGGTTTGGCTATTTCAGGAAAAAAATTTACTGGAGTTAAATAATGGCTATAATACTTGCTGGAAAACTTGCTATTAAGGGCTACAAAAAATTAAAATTACTTAAAAAAGGTGTTGATGTAATTAGAGGCGTTAGTAAAAATAAAGCTTTGTCTTCTGCACCAGGTAATAAGATTAATGACAAGTACCAAGGTAGGTTTGCTTTTGAAAGAGCTAAAACTAAAAAAGCAGATAAGCAAAGAATTATAGCTGCTAAAAGCTTTGCTAAAACCACAGGTGATTTTAAAACTGTTCCTAAAAAAGACAGATTAATATTAAAAGGCAGTTTAACAGCCAGAGAAACTGCTGTTGGTAGAAGATTGTTTGAAAAATTTGCACCTAAAA